AAGGAATACAGATGAAAAACTACAAGGACTACAGGTACTTTGAAAATCGTCCTGACGTTGTAAAGGTGTGGGAAGACCTCGAGGCCTACCACGATTGGTGCAGAATTCAACTCTGCGATTTTAATCCAGCTGATCTCTATCGTAGAGATAGTCAAAACTATGGATCGTATCTTGCCAGCAAGCGGCCAAGACGTCCATATCAAGGCAACAGACCAAACTTTCAGAAGAGAGGTTAATAAATGGCACGAGTTTTCCTTATTGATCTAGAATCAGTTGAAACACGATACACGGGTCAGTGGAAAACTCATGTGCCGGCATTGCTTAAAAAGGCAGGACACAATGTCAACATTATATCAGGTCCTACGGACATTCCTAGTGCTACCACTCCTGGAGCATTTCTCAACTTTGGCGGCACTAATATATACAAGGCTAGTCAAGTGGAGCAGATGGGTCGGTTATTTTGTAACGGATCCGTTAATCCCGGCGATCATTTTGTGTTTACTGATGCTTGGCATCCAGGTATCATTAATCTAAAATACATGAGTGAGTTACTAAATATTCCAGTAACCACACACGGGTTATGGCATGCTGGCAGTTATGATCCTCAAGATTTTCTAGGACGACTTGTTGGTGATAAGCCCTGGGTTAGATGTGCTGAGAAAAGTTTTTATCACGCATTTGACCACAACTACTTTGCCACAGACTTTCACATTCATATGTTTTACGAGAACTTGATCCAAGCAGATCCAGATCGTAGACAAACAATGTACAAGACTGTGATAGAAGATACTGTATTCAACAACAAAGTTGTGCGTACAGGCTGGCCTATGGAATATATGCAGGATACCTTAACCATGTATAAAAATATGCCCAAGCGTGATTTAATTCTTTTCCCACATCGTATCGCTCCAGAGAAGCAGGTTGAAATTTTTAGAGATTTAAAAGAACACTTGCCACAATACGAATTCGTGGTATGTCAGGATCAACAACTTACTAAAAACGAATATCACAACTTGCTAGGCGAAGCAAAGATGGTGTTCAGTGCTAACCTGCAAGAAACCCTAGGCATTAGTTGGTATGAAGGTGCTATAGTAGATGCTATACCATTAGTACCAGATAGACTCAGCTATAGTGAAATGGCATTTGATACCTTTAAGTATCCTAGCCAATGGACTGAGAGTTTTGATGCATACACTGTATATCGACCAGATCTGTGTCGTTTAATTATAGAACACATGGCCAATTATAAAACACGTCTACCTAGCCTAAATAAACAGGTGGATGTATTAAAAGAAAACTTTTTTAGTTGCAATAAACTATTAGAGATGTTAAAATAATATAAAATGTCATCCACGACATTAACTCGGAGAAATTTAATTGACAGATAAAAAAGAAACAGGCCTGGACGCAATGGCAGGCGATGGTGGATATCAAGAAGCATACTTAGGCGATCATCTTCGCTTTAAAATGAAACGTGACAAGAAACGATTCTGGGCAGGCGACAACATCAGTGATTATCTACACGAGGGTGATGTAGAAAAACTAATCAATGAAGCTACAGAAGCATTTGAAACTGTATTAGACTGTTTGTTAATTGATCGTGAAAACGATCCTAACTCAAAAGGCACAGCACGTAGACTGGCCAAGATGTACTTCAACGAAATAATGGCAGGCAGATATGAACCAGCACCAGAAGCAACAGCTTTCCCAAACGACACAGACGACCGTTACGAAGGTATGTTGGTGGTTAGAAGTGAGCTACGTAGTATTTGTAGTCACCATCACCAGCCTGTATCTGGGGTTGCTTATATTGGAATTATTGCGGCACAGAAACTTATTGGGTTAAGCAAGTATACAAGGATCGCTCAGTGGTGTGCTCGTCGCGGTACCTTACAGGAAGAATTGTGTAACGATATCGCCAGAGAAATCATGAAGTCTACAGACAGCGAGAATGTAGCTGTCTACATTCAAGCCATCCACGGATGCTGTGAGAACAGAGGCATAATGGCACATTCTAGTCTAACACAGACCACAGTGTTAAAAGGATCATTTAAAGATGATCCGCATACAAAGAAAGAGTTCTTTGACAACATTAAACTGCAACAAGAGTTTGCGCCGAGGTAATTATGGGTGACGGCGGAAAAGGAAGTAAACCAAGACCATTTAGTGTAAGTCAAGATGAATTTGCTAATAGTTTTGAAAAAATATTCGGTAAAAAGGATAAAGACATGCAAGTAAGAGTTAACGAAAACGCAGAAGATATTGGTCGTTGCGGTTGCGGTCGTAGCCCGACCGGTAAGTGTTGTGGTTGGCACGGGTTGTCAGAAGATATGTATAAACATCAATTGATGTTGTACATGGAAGATCAACTGCGCAGTGACGACGAAGCAGCGAACAACAATATAATTCGAGGACAGCAATGAATACTGCCAAAGATCTCACAGACAATCTAATCTTTCGTGCTAAAAATCTACAAGAATTTGTTGTAGAGCGAGATTGGGAACTTATACCTGCAGGTGTTGTAAAGTATGATATTCAACACACTGTTGGTGAGCCTGCTCGTATCTTTGTACACGCAATGACACGAGAAGAAGCAGAACGCCAAGTTGATGACTGGTTCGGTGAAGGTGTAGAATGATCAAACCTCTACGTGACGATCTAATGGTTCAACAACAAGTCGATGATGCTTGGCAACACTTTGTTGGAGTTATTATGTTGAACCAAACTGGACGTAAAGCTGTAAAGACTACGCTACCCGAATTCCTGTATTGGTTTCCCACAGCATTAGCACTGTTACACGCAGAAGAAGAGTTTGTCAAAAGCATAATCCAACCCTTGGGTATGGTAAATGTTCGTTATACTCGTTTACTTAGAATGAGCCAAGACTACTTGACTTGGGACGGAAATGATGCTACAATGTTATATGGCATTGGAAAATACGGTAGTGACAGCTATGAAATTTTTTACAAGAACAATTATAGTGTATCGCCCACTGATAAAGAACTGATAAGATATCTCAAGGAAGAAGTTAATAATGTTTTTGAAACTGCTTGAACGTTTAGGCCGTAAGCGAATCATTTATGATCGGGTGAACAACGAACCCTATCTTGAACGATACTATTTGTTTTTGAAAGAAAGAAACCGTTTTCCATTTAACGTATTTTTACACAAATTTCTCAAGGGCGATCCTGACGATGTTCATGATCATCCTTGGCCCTATGCTACACTAATATTAAAAGGCGGTTACTATGAATACACTCCTAATTTTGAGGATGGCCAAATGGTTGGAGAAACTAAGCATTGGCGTGGTCCTGGTCACTTCCGTATTTGTAGTTCTAATAGCTATCATCGTATCGAGCTTAGGCCTGGAATAACTGCCTGGACATTGTTTATGCCAGGTCCTCATAAACGTGAATGGGGATTTTTAGTCAACAACAAATGGATACAACACGAACAGTATCTCAAGGACAGAAATGAACAAACTCAAAATCAACCAGCATGAAGTAACCGGATTGGTCGGCAAGATTTGTAGAGAGCTTGCTACAGGAACGTGGAGACCCGATTATATCGTAGGTATTACCCGAGGGGGATTGATTCCTGCTGTTATGATCAGTCAATATTTTAATATTCCATTACACACATTAAATGTGAGTCTACGTGACAGCGAGATTGGCCCCGAAAGCAATCTTTGGATGGCCGAGGATGCACTAGGTCCGTTGTCTCGAGAGCGTACCGGTAATGACGATACCACTTTTAAAAACATTCTAATTGTAGATGATATCAACGATCAAGGAACCACACTTAATTGGATCATGCAGGATTGGCCAAGTGGTTGCTTTCCAGATGATCCAGCCTGGGAAGAAGTATGGAATAACAACGTTAAATTTGCTGTATTAGTAGATAATCTTGCCAGCAAGTGTGATGTTAAAATGGATTTCGTTGGCATGGAAGTTAACAAGGCAGAAAAAGATGTATGGATTGATTTTCCTTGGGAAGATTGGTGGACTAAATGATTGATACACAGATCAAAGTACATTGTACAGATGCAGGCAAAGATTTCGACATGCACGTACTAGGTTACAAACCCAAAGCATTTTTAGAAGTGGCTTTTCAAACAATTAAATTGCGATTAGTTTATGCAGAACGCACACGAGCATTTGTGGGCAGTCTAGGTGGACGTGAGTTTGTTATACGAGAAGATAATCTTCCTAAAGAAAAGCAGGAATACAAACGATGAATCTACATTATTCGTTAGATGATGCACGTGATGCAGGTGATGCACCATGGGATGATGTTGTACAAGACGACTTTCATGTGGTTACGTTTAAAGATAAGTACCCTGTGACAGAAGGCCATTTGTTATTCGTACCTAAATATTCAGCCGTGGGTGTTATTGAAGATTGTTTTGCTGATGCACTTAGGCTCGGTCAAGAAAAAGTCAAGGCAGGTGAATGGGACGGTTTCAACATTGGACTCAATTGGGGAAAGGCAGCTGGTCAAACTGTGCCTTATCCTCATGTTCACTTAATTCCAAGACGCAAAGGTGACATGGAAGATCCCACAGGCGGCGTTAGACATGTTATTCCAGAAAGAGGCAACTATAGAAAATGGTAACTGTGCATGTACCGTGGAGTCCCAAGGCAGGTAGTATTCCTGTTTGGGATGAAATCACGGTATCGATCATAGAACGGTTCGGACTTCCTGGGGACAAATACACCACAGAGTTGACAGACACCTATATGAATTTTGTATTTGACGACGATCATCAAGGACTCATATGCCAACTATTGGTCAGCGACTACATATGAAAAATATCTTAATAGTCATTGCAGCATTTATAGCAGTTTTTTTAATTGCTATCAACAACTGGGGTGAACCTCCTGGCAGATACTATAATTGTAGAGACCTAGACTTTCATCCAGATATCCCTCCTCAGGTTAGAGTAGAATGTAGGAAAATGATCAAAGAGAGGTTGGATGAAGAACGTAAAAGAAATCCCGATAGCATGGGGTATACAACATGAAATCATGGACTGTAACTGTTGAAGAAGATGGCATACTATCGTTGCCGCAGGATTTATTGGACGAGGCTGGTTGGAAAGAAGGCGATTGTTTAAATTGGATTGATAACAACGACGGTTCATGGAGCCTGGTCAAAGAGGACTTGACAAATTTCATACATAAAGGTATAATAAACAATGAGCAAAATTAAAATCGCAGAGCTGTTCTACAGCATACAAGGTGAAGGACGCTATATGGGCGTCCCGTCTGTGTTTCTACGCACATTTGGTTGTAACTTTAAATGTGCTGGTTTTGGTATGCCACGAGGCGAACTAAGTACAGAAGTTGAATCTATCGCTGAACGCATAACAGAATTTAAAATCTATGAAGAACTTCCGTTGGTTAGTACTGGTTGCGATAGTTATGCTTCTTGGGATCCGCGTTTTAAGGACCTTAGTCCTATGCTTACAACAGACGCTATTGCAGATAGAATCACAGAGATACTGCCCTTCAATGAGTGGGAGGACGAGCATCTAGTTATCACAGGCGGTGAGCCATTGCTAGGTTGGCAACGAGCATATCCGGACTTGCTGAATCATCCTAAGATGTCAGGATTAAAAGAGATTACCTTTGAAACAAACGGTACTCAGAAACTTGATCCTAAGTTTAAAGAATACTTAACCGATTGGTCGTTCGGTAATGATGAAAGAGAAATTACATTCTCAGTAAGTGCTAAACTCAGTTGTTCGGGCGAAGCTAGACACGAAGCTATAAAACCAGATGTTGTTTGTGAATATCAAGAAGCAGGTCATACCTATCTTAAATTTGTAATAGCCACAGAAGAAGATGCCGAAGAAGCATTAGAAACTTTGGACATATATCGTGCAGAAGGATTCACTGGACATTGTTATCTTATGCCTGTGGGCGGTGTTGAAAGTGTATACACACTAAATAATCGCCGGGTGGCAGAATTAGCAATGAAGATGGGTCTACGATACAGTGATAGGCTGCAGGTACCACTGTTTAAAAATGAATGGGGAACATAATGAATAAATGGATTGAAAAGTTATTTGGCATTGACAAGATTAGAGCAGAAGCAGAACGATCTATAGGTATCGCAGCAGAAGCTGCTGAAACAGCCAAAGCAGCCACTGCCGCTGCTGAACGTGCTACAGAAGCAGAAACGCAGGCCAAACTATCACCAAAAGAACGTGCAACACGTAAAAAAGAACCTTGGGTGGGTGTGCTCGAAACACATGTCAACAAAGATAATGTGCGTAATGGCTTTTTTGAGCTTGACTGGAACGACCTTTTTGTGTTAAAATTAAAGCAAGAGGGATACGGTGAGGACGGTGACAAGGACGAAGAAATTATAGATCGTTGGTTCCGTGAGCTGTGTGCCAATGTTGTAGTTGATGGTGATTTTGGCGGTCCTGTAAACACAGGTGTGATTGATATTAAAACAGTGAAGAAAGATAATCTATGACATATATCTTAGTTGATACAGCAAACACATTCTTTCGTGCTCGTCACGTTATCAACGGTGACGCTGATATCAAACTAGGTATGGCGTTTCATATTACTTTAAACAGCATTCGCAAAGCGTGGCAGCAGTTTGAAGGTAGTCATGTTATTTTCTGTTTAGAAGGTAGATCGTGGCGCAAGGACTACTATGCTCCTTACAAGCGTAATCGTTCAGATGCTCGTGCAGCCCACACAGAAAAAGAACAAGACGAAGAAAAAATCTTCTGGGAAGCATTTGATACATTCAAAGACTTTATCGCAGAAAAGACTAATTGTACCGTATTACAAAATCCGCAGTTAGAAGCAGATGATCTAATTGCTGGTTGGATACAGACACATCCAGATGACAAACACGTGATCATCAGCACAGACACAGACTTTGTTCAGTTAATCGCACCTAATGTCACACAGTACAACGGTGTCATGGAACATGTTATCACACACCAAGGAATATTTGATGACAAAGGCAAGCCAGTCATTGACAAGAAAACACAAGAGCCCAAAGCCGCCCCTAACCCAGAATGGCTGTTGTTCGAAAAATGCATGCGTGGTGATACCAGTGATAATGTCTTCTCAGCGTATCCGGGTGTACGTACTAAAGGCACAAGCAAAAAAGTGGGTCTTACTGAAGCGTTCGAAG